ATGGCTAATACTACAGTAGGAGATGTAACTGTTTCTATAAAATTAGCCAAGAGTGGGGGAGATACAGTTTTCTTAGTTAAGGCTGCTCCAATACCCGCCGGCGGTGCATTGAAAGCAATTAGTGGTCAAAAAATTGTAATGGAAGCAAGCGATGTTTTATCGGTTGGTTGTAGTGCAGCAAGTTCTGCTGATTGCCTAGTATCATTTTTAGAGGACGTATAATATGTCAAGTTATATTGGTTACGCTTCTGCTGATAGAGTTCAGATTGATGCTGGATCTGTAGACGGTGCGGCGCTTGCTCTAACCAGTCAAGCCCAAGGTACCGTTATGTATTATAATGGCAGTACTTGGGTCATCTTGGCACCAGGGACAAGTGGCGAAGCTTTAAAGACTCAAGGTGCTGGTGCTAATCCAGTATGGGGTGCAGTATCATCCACTGGCGATTTTGCTGATGGTGGTGATACCGCTGCGGCGGCCAGAGTATTAGGTAATAATAATGCCTTTAATATGGGTATAGAAACTAATGCTGTAACTTGGTTGGATATTAATACAAATGGCATTCCCCTAATCACTGGTGGAATGGATGCGAATAGCGATACAGCGGGTGTAGCAAGCACAATTAGTAGTGGTATTGATGCTTCTGTTACGTCTATTCCACTTGCTTCACTTACTGGGTTTCCAAATGCAGGTACCCTATTAATAGGAACAGAACAAATTACATACACAGGTAAGTCTGCCGCTACAGGTGCTGGCAACTTAACAGGCGGTACAAGAGGAGCTAACAGTACAAGTGCAGCTGCTCATTTAAGTGCCGCAGCGATTGGTATAGTGTTTACCACTCCATCTAATTACAATGCTCTTTCAGGCGGTCCTATAGGTATCGCCGCTGGGGCACAAATTACTATTGGGACGGATTCAACTTGGACGGTTATTTAAAATGAGCACATTAAAGGTAAATACTATTACTCCAGAATCGGGCAGTACTGTTAGTATAACGGGTGAAATAGTTATGACTGGTGCTAATATGAAATATTTTTCTAATCCCAATAATTTAACTAGTAATGTCACAGTAAATTATGGTTCAACGCACAATTTTGCTGTCGTTGGTCCAGTACAAGTAGTATCACCCGCCGTTTGGACTGTTAGTGGTGGTACGGTCAAAATAATCTAATAAATAGTTAAAATTATGAGTACATTAAAAGTAAACGAATTAGACACTAAAAGTGGTACTACTATTACAGTAGCCGCTGGTAAAACTTTAGCCGGTACTGATATTATAGGTGCAGCTCAGATTGCAACAGATGCGGTAACCGCAGATGCAATTGCAGCTAATGCTGTTGATAGTTCAGAAATTGCAGCTGGTGCTGTTACAAATGCTAAAACAGATTTTCAACCAGGTACAATTTTTAAAGGTGATGGTAGTTCTGCTGATGGTAAAATAACTTTAAATTGTTCACAGAATACACATGGTGTTTCTATTCAAAGTCCTGCTCATGCAAGCGCAGCATCATATACTTTAACTTTACCAACAACTGATGGCAGTGCCGATGAATTTATGCAAACGGATGGCGCAGGTGTTTTAACCTGGGCTGCTGCTGGTGGAACAAATACCCCACGATTCCTTGCTTACAATAGTACAGCAAACAACGATATTTCAGACGCTACGCATACTACAGTCGTTTTTGATACAGAATCTATAGATAGTGATAGCGCTTTTGCAACAAATACCTTCACGGTTCCAGCAGACGAAGCTGGTACTTATTATATCGTTGCTAGTTCTAAACTAGGGGCTTCAGCTAACGGAAAATATATTGATGGTAGCATTAGGCTTAGAAAAACTCCAGATGGTGGCAGCGCATCAACAATCGCATTCTCTGGCACGTCTGCAACATCAATGACATATGGGGCTGGTTGGACTGCCACGGATTATGGGTATTACCTTTATTCATCAGTCGAGATGGTTGTTACGCTTGCTGCTCTTGATGCTATCCATGTTGAAGTATATTCTAATAATTATTCTGGAACCTCTAGGTATTATGGTGGTAGTGATGTGATAACTAGATTTATGGGGTTTAAATTACTATGAGTATCGCAAAAGGATTGAAACATTTAGGTTTTACTTCATTGGTTGATTTTGTGCTGCGTGATGATAATGGTACTACTGTATTTGAAGAGTGGAATTCAGATCAACCGCAACCAACACTGGAGGAGATTCAAGCTGCTAATGATGCGTGGCAAACAGAGTACGACAACGACTACGCTCGTAAGCGACAAGAAGAATACCCATCAATAGATGAACTAATAGTAGCCCTTTGGGAGAATGTAGTGGAAGAGCGCACGGCAGCGGTTATTTCATTAGAAGGCAAACGTCAAGCGGTAAAGACAAAGTATCCTAAATAATAGTATAAAGGTAAATGAGAAAGAATAAATGGCGAGTACAGTAAGAACAGATAAAGTAGGACCAGTCAGTGGTAGTGCAGATTTTGTGTTGCCCACTGCTGATGGGACCGTAGGCCAATTTTTAAAGACAGATGGATCCTTAGCATTAGGATTTGCTACTGTAACTTCTACAGTTTATGGATTAAATTCGGTTCAGACAATTACTGCCACTGGTACATGGACTAAACCTACCGGGGTAACAAAAGTAATTGTTGAGGTTCAAGCTGGTGGAGGCGGTGGAGGTAATAATGGCGGCCCCGGCGGTGTTTATAACGGAGGATCAGGCGGCGGTGGTGGTTATGCTAGGAAGTTTTTAGATGTTACAAATATAGATACGGCTACTGTTACTGTTGGTGCAGGTAGTCCCGTGACGGTAGCTGGAGGAACATCCTCATTTGCTAAGTTAGCAGGAAGCGGATCTTTTACTACGATTACTTGTGCTGGTGGTGGCGGTGGTTATACTGCTGGCCCAGGAACTACACAAGGCAATGGAGGTGTCGGAGCGGCCGTACCAACGACGGGTGATTTTAATGTTGGTGGTGGAAATGGCACTGGTGGTGGTTCTGGCGCTAATAATGTAGCTGGTGGTTCTTACTTAGGTGTTACATCACACATAGGCTCTGGCGTTAATCCGCCGACAGCACTAGGTTATGGGCAAGGTGGTCCATCTGGATCAGGTGTGGGTGCCTCAGCAGGCGGCCCTGGAATCGTGATAGTTACGGAATACAAATAAATGAGCAAAGTATATACAGATAATATAGAGAAGCGTACAGGCGGAGCAGCTATTACTGTTCCTGCATCTGGCCAATGGATTGATTTAGCATCAGCTGCACAAGGCGATGTTCAATATCACAATGGTACCAGTTATGTACGATTAGCTCCTGGTACCTCTGGACAAGTATTACAAACACAAGGTGCTGGTGCTAATCCAACTTGGGCCACTGCTGCTGCTGACACTGGTGCTTGGGAGATGGTTATAAGAACACAAGTTGGCGGTTCTAATCTCGCTAATATTGATTTTACAGGAATGGTTGCTGGGTATCAATATATGTACTCTTGGAATGGCATTGCTTCTTCTAATGCTGGGGCTGAAGATTTTGCGATGCAGGTTTCAACAGATGCTGGTTCAAGTTATGAGACATCTGGGTATCTTAGCGTTTGTCGGCAATATTACAATACATTAAGCAGTAATGTTTTTGGGAGCACTTCTTACTTTCCGCTCTCAGAGAATCAATCAAACAGTAGTATAGCTAATGGAAATAATGGTTTTGCTAATTTATTTAATATTGGTGATGCTACTTTGCAATGTTTCATGAGTGGTACTAACACACAGAAAGCCGATTCTTCAAACCCACTGAGAACTAATAGCTATGGTGGACTAATGTCTGCTGCTGGCAATGTTACAGCGGTGAGGTTTTACTTTACTACTGGGAATATTTTGGCAAGCACTACCGCGTATATAACACAATATAAACAGAAGATAACATAAAATGGCATATACTATAGCAGACATTGCTACACATAAAATGGTTAATGGAGAATCTACTGTTCTTTCTGACAATGAGCGTTCTACTCTTCTTACGGAAAGGAATATAAATAAAAATAATAAAGATAGTGCTATAGCGGCAAGGACAGCTAAAGTAGATTCAACAAAAACAAAATTAGAAACGCTTGGATTTACCGCAGATGAAATCAAAGACGTTTTTGGAATATAATAAATGAGCACAGTAAAAGTTAATACCATATCAACCTGGACTGGAAGTGATGTCGGCATAGAAACGGGTAAGACGATTTCTGGTACCGCATCACAGTTTAAGATGACTGATGTGGTGCAGGGTGATGTCCTTTATGGTTCTGCTGCTGATACTTTATCCCGATTAGCTCCTGGTACCTCTGGACAAGTATTACAAACGCAAGGTGCTGGTGCTAATCCAGTGTGGGCTGCGGATGCTGGTGGATTGTTTTCCGCCTTTGCTATTTTTGCGGATCAGAAAAGCGCAGGCACTGCTGGTGGTACGGCAACTGCTGGCGCTTGGACACAACGTGATATTAATACCACAATATATAATGGTGATACAAGTAACATTGCACTTGGAACTAATACATTTACACTTCAAGCCGGTAATTATTGGATTGATTTAGGTTCAACCTTATACGAGTGTCAAGAAACACGAACTAGACTTTACAGTGTAACTGCGAGTGCTACAGTTGGTGTAAGCCCTTGTTTGCATGCTTCTTCTAGCAGTATATGGTCGCCAATAAAAGTAAGAGTAACCCCTGCTGTAGCAACGACATACAGAGTAGATTATAGATGTCAAAATACAAATGCTACCGATGGTTTGGGTGATGTCCAAAGTTGGGGTGAAGTTGAACAATTCCTAACTTGCAATATATTTAAAGAATCTTGATTAATAGAGAAAGAATAAATGAGTAAATTATTAGTAGACGAAATAGGTGGGAATGCAGGTGCAGATACCACTATTGCTTCTGGTAAAAAGATAGCAGGCACAGCATCACAGTTTAAAATGACTGATGTGGTTCAAGGCGATGTCCTTTATGGTTCTGCTGCGGATACTTTATCTAGATTGGCTCCTGGTACCTCTGGACAATATTTACAGACAGCAGGTGCAGCTGCTAATCCAGCATGGGCTACTGTTGCCGCTGCAACTCTAGCACCAGCGTTTAGTGTTTGTACAAATGCAATAACGGCAATCACCGCCGCAACAGAAACTAAGATTGTACTAGATAGAGAGATTTTTGATTCTAATGGTGCTTTTGATGCTACTACAAATTATAGATTTACAGTTCCCGCTGATGAAGCTGGCAAGTATTTTATCTCTGCGGGAATAAATTTCCTGATGGCGTCTTCTTCAACAACATCGAATATCCAGTGCATGATACATGTTGGTGGCGTTGAGCACGGTACTACAGATTCAGTGATTACCAATCAGAGCAATATAACAAACTTGACTCTTGTTGGATCATGGATTCTTGATTTAGCGGTAGGTAATTATGTAGAGTTATTTGGTTATTTATCGGGTTCTTCCACCCAGTACAACGGCAACGCCACAAAACAAAAAACTCACATGATGGGATTTAAGATGGTGGGCATATAATATGAGCAAAGTAAACGCATTAGAACAGTTAGGATTTGAGCCCCAAGTTGACTTTAGGTTATACGACAATAGCGACGGCAATGGACAACAAATGGAATGGTTGAGTAGTGACCCACAACCATCAGATGCTGAAATAGCAGCTGCCCAAACGGCATACGATGCTAAGGCTTATGCAAGAACAAGAGAAACTGCATACCCATCAATACAAGATTTTATGGAAGCATATACAGAAAAAGAAATTGGTAGTGTCTCTACTAAATGGGATGCCTATGTAACTGCCTATAACAAAGTAAGAACGGATAATCCTAAATGAGCACAGTTAAAGTAAACGAATTATCAACCTATTCAGGTACAGATATCAGCATAGAAACTGGTAAAACAGTTGCTGGAACAGCATCACAGTTTAAGATGACTGGTGGTAGTTCCGGACAATATGTACAGACGGATGGAGCTGGTGCATTATCTTTTGCTACTGTTGCTGAGACTGGGTTTTCAGATATGAAATTTAAAACCGCTTCCGAGACTTACACGGTACCGGCAGGCATTACAAAAATTGTAATAGATTTAATTTCTGCTGGTGGTGGTGGTGGCGGCAGTGATGGAAATTGGACCAGCGGAGGAAGTGCAGGTTCCAATGCAATAAAAACTTTAGCTGTTAGCGTTGGACAAACATACACCATAACGATAGCAACTTACGGCGCTGGGGGGACGAGTAGCGGTAGCGGTGGAACTGGAGGAACAGCTTCATTTGTTAATGCTTCTGGCACAACTGTAAATCTACAATGCACTGGTGGTGGAGGGGGCGTAGTTAATGGTGCGCCTGGCGTCGGAGGCACGGCGACTGGTGGGGATTTGAATATTAATGGAGCAAGAGGTTCCAGCGGCATACCCGCTGGCCAATCTGCTTGGAGGGGTGCTTCTACACGCTGGGGTTTTAGTGGTGGGCAGCTTGACATCTCAACAACTAGCGCACAAGCTGGTGTCGGATATGGTGCTGGTGGTTGCGGAGCTTATTATGTAGGAACCTCTAGTTCAGTAGGCGCTGACGGAAGGCCGGGCCTTTGCGTGATAACGGAGTATAAATAAATGAGCACATTAAAAGTAGATACAATCGCTGAAAAATCCTCAGCCGGTGGAATAACCTTTAGCAATGATGTTAATGGTCTTACACTTGGTGCAGGTACACAGTTTGCTAATAGTGGTAGAATTGTAGTTAATACAACTACCACCACTGTAGCTAATGTAAGTAATGGTGTAGTAGGACCCATAGATGTTACACTCGGATATACATGGACTATCGCTGACGGTAGTTCTTTAACAGTTTTATAAAGGTAAAATAAAATGAGTACAATTAAAGTAAATACACTGGATTCTACTACCGGATCGTCAATTACAGTTCCTACAGGGAAAACTTTGGTAGTAACAGATACTGGGGCTTTAACAATTGGTGGGACGGCAATTACGACAGGCGCTCAGGGGGTTTTATCCAAGACTACCGCTTACACTATCTTAGCTGCTGACTTTACAGGCAAATCAAGTCTTATAGTTTTTGTCGATGTGTCTGCTGGAACATCAACTGAAACAATCATTACATTGCCTGCCGCTGCTGACTTTGGTACTTGTGCCATTCATGTTGTTTCAACGGCGGCGCATGGTCTTGGCAATTCCGTAGCCATTAAAAATAGCTCGGCTGTGGAACAATATACTTTATACGAAAAAGGAGATCATTGTGAATTTGTCAGTGATGTAACAAATGTTTTTCGGACTGGTAACGAATGGGTTACTGTGACAGGTAGGGCGTTCATAAGTACAGAGGGCCAACCAGCTTTTTCGGGATACAGCATTACTAGGTGTTTCAACGCGTATACGACTACGGATTTTAATGTTGGCAGTTGGTGGGATGACGCTACAAATTACAGAATAACCGCTGGCTTTGATTGTGACATAGAGATTCATGCACAATATACCAGTTATTCCAATAATGGGATGCAACCCCTTTTGAAACATTTGAACAGTAGCGCAACGTTAATCCAATGGTACAATTATGCAATGTCTACTAGCGCAGGCGGGTACTACCAAGGTGCAGTTGAGAATACTTTTGTGGTTCGCAATATGTCTTCGACTGACTATTTGGAATTTTATAACACCAATTGTATTAATACTACGCAATATTTCACTGGAGATGCGGACGGAACAGGGGCTTGCTTTGATTTTCGAGTTTTAAGGAGACATTGATGTTTGCTACTGATCGTCTTGGTGTAGCTACGAGAGCGTATGCCAACCAAAATTTTCCCGGCGAAGAATATGGCGCTGTATTTGGCGACGGTAGAGGTGTGTACACGTTAGATTGGACGCATGACAGCACTGAACCTACATTAGATCAACTGCAAGAGGCTTTATGGAAAGGTGATTGGGCGGAGGTTCGTACACACCGTAACGAACTCCTAGTTGCAACAGACTTCTACGCTAATACTGATGTAACAATGTCAGCTGATATGACCACATACCGCCAAGCATTACGGGATCTTCCAGCAAGTACAGCAGACTCAGAAGATGTAGTATGGCCGACTAAACCGTAGAAGAAGAAATAAGAGTACCTTTTAATAGATAAATAGATGTAATAAGATTAAGATTTTTTAGGAGAAATGTAAAATGGCTAGATACGCCGTAGTAGAAAGTGGCACTGTCACAAATGTTATTGAGTGGGATGGTTCATCTCCACACGCTGATTCTGCAACCTTTGTTGCGGCTGAAGGAGAAGCTAATGCCCAGATTGGTGCTACTTATAATGGTAGTGCTTTTGCTTATACAGCACCTGCGGCACCAGCACCAACAGCCGAACAAGTACAAGCAGCGGCAGATAAAACCTCAGGTCATGATAAATTGGTAGCGTTAGGTTTAAGTGCTGATGAAATCTCTGCCTTAGGCATTACATAAAAAGATATTAAATGTCTAGTTATATTGGTAAGGAACCAACCTATGGCGTATTCATTATGCAATCCGCCACCGGAGATGGTTCTACTACAACCTTAACTTTAACAGCAACAGCGGCCGATGCTACTCAGTTGATGGTTTCTGTTGGTGGTCTATTACAGAAACCAAGGACTGCTTATAGTATAAACACTGCTGGTACCATTTTAACTTTTAGTGAAGCTCCTGGTAGCGGTATAGAAATTTTCCTTGTTTTTCTAGGCAAACAATTAACTACTCCTAGAATAGGTGGAGATGCTATTACAGCCCAGACTGCATTAGCAGCTCAACCAGAAACCAATGATGAATTTCTTGTTTATGATACGAGTGCCAGTAATTTAAAGAAAGTTGATTTTTCCTATATGCAAGCTGCAATGGGTGATATCACTGAAGTACAAGCTGGTAACGGAGTAGTAGTAACAAATCCCACTGGGCCCATACCTAGTGTTGCTGTTGGTGCGGGTACAGGCATTACCGTCAACACAAATGATATTCAAGTTGCTACTAATTATGCTGGTGGTGCAAGTATTGCGACAGTAGGAACGATTGGTACAGGTTCATGGGAAGCGACCGATGTGGCGGTAGCACACGGTGGTACAGGTGCTTCAACAGCGGCCGCGGCTAGAACTTCATTAGGTGTTGTTATCGGTACAGATGTTCAGGCATATGATGCTGATACTGCTAAGTTAGATGTAGCACAAACTTGGTCAGCAGACCAAGACATTGCTGATAATGATATTACTCGTCCCAATTTTAAAGATTATTCGGAAGTTGTAAATGTTATAGGTGGAACAGGCGGTGGTACGCAAGATTTCGATTTAACTTTAGGCAATACTGCAACAGCTACTGTTGATACCTCTGCTAATACTTTTACCTTTTCAAATCCACCCGTAAGTGGTACCGCTGGAACATTAACATTAATTCTAACAAATGGTGGAAGCCAAACGGTGAACTGGCCCGGCGCTGTAGATTGGCCCGGTGGATCCGCTCCGACATTGACCGCGGCCGGTATTGATATATTGACCTTTGTAACAATTGATGCGGGAACAACTTGGTATGGATTTGGTAGTGGTATAGGAATGGCCTGATGCCATTAGGAACAAATAAAGCAGCAATGATGTACCAACCCCTTTTTTCTGCAACGGGTGGAACAGTTACAACATCTGGTAGTTATACAATACACACTTTTACCGCTGGTGGAACTTTCACCGTATCCGGACAATCTGGCACAGTCGATATGATGGTGTTAGCTGGCGCCGGTGGTGGTGGCTCTACACCCGGTCCCGGTCAACCTTTTGGTACAGGTGGCGGCGGCGGGGGTGGAATGAAATATTTTCCCAGTTATGATATGCCGGTAGGTGCACATACGGTAACTATAGGTGCAGGAGGAACGACCGGACAGAACGGAGTCGATTCTTCTATTGGAAGTGTGGCTACATCGACAGGAGGTGGTGGTGGTGGCTACGGTGTTGGCGGATATGACGGTGGAGCTGGCGGATCAGGTGGCGGGGGAACTGGTAATCCTCCGAATGGATATGGAGGCGCAGGAACAACGAACGAAGGTTTTCATGGAGGTTTGTCAGCCAGCAAGACAGATACTGGCGGAGGTGGTGGTGTGATGGGTGGTGGTGGAAGACATGCTGGAGCCCCACCATACGGCGCTGGTTCCGGCGCAACGGAAGGCACATCTGCTGTGCATAACTGGACCACTGGTTCAGGTACAGCAACATTAAATATTAATAGTACAGGCACCCAATACGGAAAGGGAGGAGAAGCCCAGCAGTCACAAACTCCTGGAGCAGCTAATTCAGGTTATGGTGGAAACGGGGGTTATGGAACAACGGCAGGCACCACCGCTGGCGGATCTGGTGGATCGGGTTTGGTTATTGTGAGATATTTAACCTGATGGCGCATTTTGCAGAATTAGATTCTAATAACATTGTATTAAGAATTGTAGTTATTTCTAACAATGATATACTTGATGGTGATGATAATGAAAGTGAGGCCCTAGGTTCTACTTTCTGCCAGGAGCTATATGGGGGACGTTGGATCCAAACAAGTTATAATGGAAATTTTAGAAAACAATATGCTGGAGTTGGTGGAGAATATAGTACAAGTAAAGATATTTTTATTGCCTCACAACCGTTTAATAGTTGGGTGTTGGATTCAAATGATGATTGGCAACCACCCGAAGGATGGGATGTTTAAATTTAAGACATCCTATATTCGACAGAAATGTATAAATAGTATAGAATAATATAGAGAATAAATGAATGAGTTATTTAGGAGATACCCCAAAGTTTAGTACCTTTCCATCCCAGAGATTTTCTGGTGATGGTTCTACTACAGCTTTTACCTTACAGCAATCTACGCCCAGTCCTGCGTCTCTCATCGTTACTATTGATGGAGTAAAACAGCAGGCTGCATCTTATGCTGTAACAGGCACCAGTTTGGAGTTTTCACCTGGTGTTCCTGCAACGGGTACAAATAATATAGAAGTTATTTTTATGGGTTTGACAGCAAGTGGTATACCCACAGTTGACCAAACTTTAGGTGTAAATGCTATAATGAGAACAAATGCACAAACTATTAGTGAGAACTTAGTGGTTGGTGCTACAACCAATGCTCAATCAGCAGGACCTATTACGGTTGCTGATGGGTATTCAGTAACAGTTAATGGATATTGGAGTGTAGTATAAAATGTCATTACTAACAGTTTCAAAAATACAAAAGGAATCTGGTTCTACAAATATTGATGTTCCTTCTACTGGACAATTTATTGATTTAGCATCAGCTGCACAAGGTGATGTTCTTTATTATAACGGAACAGATTATGTACGATTGGGTCCTGGTACATCTGGTCAACATTTACAGACAGCAGGTGCCGGTGCAAATCCAATATGGGCTGCTGGTGGAAAGGTCTTACAGGTTCAGCAAACAGTAAAGACAGACACGACAAGCACTACCAGTTCAGTAGGAACCTTTGCGGATATAGCGGGAATGTCTGTTGATATTACTCCAGCCGCAGCAAGTTCAAAAGTTCTGGTTTTTTATAATGCCTCTGTTGGTCATCAAGCGAGTTGGACTAGCCACATGCGATTAAAGCGTGATGCGGCAACTCCATTATTAGGGGATGCCGCAGGCTCCAGAATTCTTTCAACAACAAATGAAGAAGGGGTAGTGGTCTATGGAATGAGCATCCACAACATGATGTATTTAGATTCTCCAAACACAACCTCTTCCGTAACATATAAACTTCAATGGTCGGTGATGCAAGCAGGGGGAATTTCCTTGTATCTTAATAGGTCGTATACCGATACTGATACCACACTTTATCCTAGAGTTACATCCACAATAACAGTTATGGAGATAGGTGCATGACAGATATAACAAAAGCAATTCTAGCCATTGATTTTAATGCTCAAGTTTCTGTAAATGCAGAAGATCTAAATCAAATTACTTGGCACGATGGTAATCCTAATAGCATTACTGTTGCTCAAATTCAAACAAAGCAAGCAGAACTACAAGCGGCACATGATGCAAAGGCTTATGCAAGAACAAGAGAAACTGCATACCCATCAATCGGCGACCAACTAGATATGCTCTGGCACGCTGTAGATGCCGATGCAACACTTAAAACAAAATATGCGGATTTTCATACTGCGATAAAGACTGTTAAAGACGCCACTCCAAAACCATAGAGAAAGAATAAATGGCACTAACACAAATAAAATCCTCTAATATTACAGACGGCACTATTGTTAATGCTGATGTTAATGCTTCGGCGGCTATTGCTTCTACAAAATTAAGTGGTGTAGAATCAGGTTTTACTTCATTACAAGTATTTACTGCATCAGGAACATGGACTCGCCCAACTGGTATTACTAAAGTTATAGTTGAAGTGCAAGGTGGTGGTGCAGGGGGTGCACGGGATGCTACTGGTGCAGAACAGATAGGTGGTTCTGCTGGTGGATACGCTAGAAAATTTTTAGACGTATCATCCATATCAACTTCAACGATTACTATTGGTGCTGCTGGGGCAGGGGCAACTGGCAACAATACAGCAGGCGCAGATGGTGGTGATAGCAGTTGGGCTGACGGTACAAATACAATTTCTGGCCTCAAAGGTGTTGGTGGTAATACTTCTAATACAAGAACAGTTGGGGGTCTTGGAACTGGTGGTGACATAAACATTCAAGGTGGTAGTGGTGGGGTAGCCATCAATGGTCAAGCTGGTAGTTCTCAATTTGGGCATGGTGGTCAAAATTGGTCGGTTGTAGACGTCCAGAATGATGCTACTGGTTACGGAGCAGGCGGCGGCGCTATGGAGTATAGCGGTGGTGATGGTGGAGATGGCACCGCAGGTATCGTCGTGGTTACTGAATACAAATAGGAATATAATACTATAAATAGTGGTATATACCGCTATAAGAGAATACAATAATGGCTTTAACAAAATTAGACGTTTCATCAATTAAAGATGGCACAGATGGTCAGGTAATTACTTGGAGCGCTAGTGCAAAAGCAACAACAACAGGTCCGGGTACTTCTGGTCAAGTTTTAACAAGTCAAGGTGCGGGCGCTGAAGCCCAATTTGCCGAGGTAGTATCTGATGCTGCAGCTATGGCACTGGCCTTAGGATAGGAGATAATTACAAATGGCAAATGCATTTAAAAACGCTGGGGTTGCATTAACCACCACAAATAGGACTACAGTGTATACTTGTCCTACTTCGCCATCTACAACTGCAATTTTACATGCCATTTATATTTCAAATGTAGATGGAGCAAATAGTGTAGATGTAACAGTAGAAGCAACTATTGATGGTGGAACAACTTATAGAAAGATTGGATATTTACTTCCTATTCCTCCTAATAGTACTTTAATACTAGATAAACCTGTAAACTTAGAAGGTGCGGATATTTTAGCAGTCCAAGCTTCAGTAGCAAATGACGTAGACGTTTTTTGCTCAGTACTTGAGGTAACTTAATATGCCTTATATGGGCATTCAAGAATTAAAAGACGCCAATATTAAATCTGGTTCGGCTACAGGTGATGGTTCAACAACAACTTTTGCAATAGGTTGGACTCCGCCGAGCGAACAATCTTTATTTGTTACGATTAATGGCGTTTTACAAAGTGATGCAGCTTTAAGTATATCTGGATCAAATTGTGTTTTTACTGCTGCACCTGCAAGTGCTGATGACATAGAATTTAAAGGTATTCAAAGTGGTGGAACAGTAACAACTCTAGGAGATGGGGTTGTTAATGCCGCACAATTAGGATCTAGTAGTGTTGTGACGGCTTCGATTGTAGATAACAATATTACTACCGCTAAGATTTTAGATAACAATGTAACCGTTGCAAAAATAGCTGGTTCTGCAGCTGCCGCTGCAGGCACGTATTTGCAGCAAAATGGCACATGGTCAGAGGTGGCTAGTGGAACAACGTGGCAAACTGTGAAAACTGCTGACTTTACTGCCGTAGCTGGTGAGGGATACCCATGTAATACCACTGCTGGAAGAATAACAGCAACTTTACCTACATCCCCCACGGCAGGAGATACCATAGAGTTTTTTGATTACGCAGGAACTTTTGATACCAATGCATTAAGGGTTACCCCAGCAGGAAGTGACAAAATTAAGAGTCAGGCTGCTTCTCAGCAGATGGATAAGGAACGCAGCGGCGCTTCTCTAACTTTTTTTGATGCTACTCAAGGGTGGATTCCCACTTCTGGTATCAATGAGGGAACAAAGGCATTGGCTATTCCTGCATTCAACGTAGAGTCATTGATAATTGCAGGCGGCGGAAGCGGCGGTAATGGTTATGACGGCGGAGGCGGTGGTGGTGGTCTTCTCTACTACGGAGCAGAAACGCCCAAGACTCCTAATGGGGTTGCTTTGATTTTGCAGCAAGGAAGTGTATATACAGTCACCGTAGGTACTGGCGGCGGGCCTGCGCCGTACATAGACGGGACCAACACCGTGTTCTCTGGTTATAATGTTGTAACACAAACGGCTGTTGGTGGCGGTGATGGTGGCGCAGGAGCTGGTGGTTCGGGCGGTGGTCGCG